AAGGAACCACAGATCTATACTTTACTAATGACAGAGCGAGAGCTGCTGTATCTGTTACAGACTCAGGAGGAGATGGTAGTCTAGCATTTGATAATAGCACTGGTGTATTCACATACACAGGTCCTAGTGCTACTGAAGTAAGAGCACATGTCTCAGTCACTGACTTAGGTGGTGACGGATCTATGTCATATGACAATAGCACTGGTGTTATAACTTACACAGGTCCTAGTCCTCTAGAGACTAGACAACACCTTAGTGGTGGTACAGGTGTATCTTATAATTCCGCATCAGGTGTAATTGCTATAGGTCAGGCAGTTGCTACTAACTCTGATGTTACCTTTGGTGAGGTAACTATTGGTGCTAGTGGTACAAGAAACCTACTTATACAGAACACTGACAACGTAGGTACAGTAGACACAGTTGCTAACATCACATTCAAGCACAGTGGTATTGACTTTACCTCTGATAGTATTGTTGCTGATGGTAATGACCTAGGACACATTGACTTTAGAAACAACGGTGGTTCTAAGGTAGCAGCATTTGGATTTAGAAAGAGAAATACAGAAGGAAGTAAACTAACATTTGAAGTTGACGCAAATAATAATGGTACACCTAACTTAGAGGTAGGTGACACAAACATAAATCTTGAGTCTAGTTATATCAAACTGACTGCTGCTACAACTAAGGTGATTGGTGCATCACTCACAGTAGAGTTAGATGACGCATCAGAGAACTCAGGTCCTGATATTATTGTACAGAGAGATAGTGCTAGTGCTGCTACTAATGATCTACTTGGTGCTATTAAGTTCCAAGGTAGAAACACAAGTAACGGTGCTGACGTACTCTTTGGTAAGATCCAGTCTAAGATTCACTTTGATACTGAAGGATCTGAGAGAGGACTATTAAACTTCTCAGTCATAGACGCAGGATCAGAAGTAAATACTATGACAATCCGTGGTGGATTAGTCGGTCTGAATATAGACGAACCCGCAGGACAGTTACACGTCAAAGGAAATGACACAACTGACCAGATAATTATTGAGAACACAACTAACAGTTCTACTACTGCTCCTGACCTTGTACTATACAAATCAGGTAGTATCGGTGTTGGACATCAGCCAGGTAGAATTGACTTCAGAGGTAGAAATGCTAATGATGATGCTAACGTTACCTACGCAGGTATCTTTGCTGAGGTCACTGGTACAGCAAACTTAGGAGAGAACGGAGCACTTAAGTTCTTTACAGTACAGGCTGGTACACTATCTGAAGCAGCAAGAATCACAGAAGCTGGTAACTACAAGTTACAACAAGACAAAGGTATTGACTTCAGTAACCAGACAGCATTAGCTGGTGCTTCATATGAAGTTCTTGATCACTATGAAGAAGGTTTCTATGATGCTACACCAACATTCCAGTCAACAATCAGAGCTGGTATGACAACTACATCTACTGGTTACTACACTAAGGTAGGTAGAATGGTTCACATACATGCTAAGGTTACAGTTAATATACAAGACGCATCATTAATTGGTGGTGTTCTTAAGTTCCCAATTCCATTCCAACCCGCACTATCACATAGTGACGCACCAGTACAGACAGTAGTAATGGATACATCATCCACACACTTCTTGAACACAGGACAAGCAATATTCCTAGACGACAGTAAAGACATGGTAGTATCACACGCAGGGGGTCAGGATCAGTGGATGGTACTCCAAGTACGTAACGCTGATTACAAGAGAGCATCCGTCATCACCGCAGGAAACTGTGCGATTGGTACCGCTGCGTTATTCCTAGACTTTACTTATAGAGCTTCCTCATAATGCCATCGTCAGCCCAAGACTTTTATCTTGGTAACCCCAACCTCAAAAAGGTTGGAACTGAAATTGAATTTACTCAAGACCAGATCCAAGAATACCTGAAATGTAAGGCAGATCCTGTCTACTTCGCTATGAACTACATCAAGATTATATCTCTTGATGAAGGTATAGTTCCATTTAAAATGTGGGACTTTCAACAGGAACTGATTAGAAACTTTCATGAGAACAGGTTTAATATAGCAAAACTTCCTAGACAGACTGGTAAGTCCACTACGTGTGTGTCTTACCTTTTACATTATGCATTGTTTAATGACAACGTGAACATAGGTATCCTAGCAAACAAGCTATCTACTGCTAGAGATCTACTTGGAAGACTACAACTTGCCTATGAACAACTCCCACTGTGGATGCAGCAGGGAATCATAGCATGGAACAAGGGTAGCATGGAGTTAGAAAATGGATCAAAGATTCTCGCTGCATCTACTTCAGCATCTGCTGTTCGTGGTATGTCGTTTAACATCATCTTCCTCGATGAGTTTGCGTTTATACCTAACCATATTGCGGAACAATTCTTTAGTTCCGTTTATCCTACTATTACTTCTGGTAAGTCCACGAAAGTCATCATTATTTCTACCCCCAATGGAATGAATCATTTCTACAAGTTGTGGGTTGACGCACAGAAAGGTAGGAACGGATACATTTGGACTGAGGTACACTGGTCAAAAGTGCCAGGTAGAGATGCTCAGTGGAAAGAAACTACTATTGCCAACACGTCAGTCAGGCAGTTCACACAAGAGTTTGACTGTGAGTTCTTAGGATCTGTTGACACACTCATAGCTGCTAGTAAGTTACGTGTACTAACATATGATGATCCTGTACGGACAAATGGATCACTAGATGTATATGAAAATCCTATACCTGAGAGAGATTATATAATCACATGTGACATATCCCGTGGTTTAGCACAGGACTATAGTGCCTTCTGCGTCATAGATATATCCCAAGCACCATGGAAACTGGTAGCAAAGTATAGAGATCATGAGATCAGACCTATGCTGTTACCTAATGTTATTGCTGACGTAGCAAAAGCATACAACATGGCATACGTATTGATAGAAGTAAATGATATCGGAGAAGCAGTAGCATCACAGTTACATTACGACGTGGAGTATGAGAATGTACTCATGTGTGCTATGCGTGGTAGAGCTGGACAGATAGTTGGTACAGGATTTAGCGGAGGTAAGACACAGATGGGTGTCAAGATGAGTAAGACTGTGAAAGCACAGGGATGCTCAAACCTCAAGACCCTGATAGAAGATGATAAATTAATTGTAAACGACTATAACATAGTATCTGAACTGACTACATTCATACAGAACAAGCAATCATTTGAGGCAGACGAAGGGTATAACGATGACCTTGTGATGTGTCTAGTTATCTTTGCGTGGTTGGTACAACAAGAGTATTTCAAAGAACTAACAGATCAGGACATCCGTCGCAGGATCTATGAAGAGCAGAGGAATCAGATAGAACAAGACATGGCACCATTTGGTTTCATTCTCAATGGTGTAGATGATGAAGAGACAGTTGTAGATGAGAAAGGAGATGTCTGGTCACTTGAGATGGACGGTAGTGACAGGGATACGTCAAAATGGAACTCAGACGAGTACGGTGACGTTTCATATATGTGGGACTATCGGTAGAAAAGCTACTTTCCCTAAATATTTTTAGACAAATTGAAATTATTCATCAGGAGTACCAAGCATGGCTAGCACACTTCTCTCACCAGGAGTGGTAATTCAAGAGAGAGATTTGACTCTCGGAAATATTGAGACTGTAGAAGTTAACGTTGGAGCAATCGCAGGTGCCTTTACCAAAGGACCAGTTAACAAACCAGTAAGAATATCATCAGAATCAGAATTACTATCTACTTTCGGTGAACCAAATGACAGCAACTTTGAGACATGGTTCGCTGCATCAAGTTTTTTAGCATACGGTGGAGTACTAGAAGTAGTACGTTCTGCGGGTGCCTCATTGACAACAGCAAACGTAGGTGGTGCTTCTATCACTATTAACAGTGTAGAAGATTACGAAGGTGCGTACTATGACGGTACAGCATCTTGGGACTACGCTTCTAGATCTGTTGGTGCTGTAGGTAACTCACTTAAAGTTGTAGCAATCGACTCAGGTGCTAACCAACAACTAACACTTGCTTCTTCATTAGCTGGTGGTGCTACTGCAGGATCATTACTAGAGAACACAACTGCTACAAAATCTGCTTACATTCATAAGGTAGACGGAGTAAAGGTTGATCTTATCTGGGTATCTGGTGGTGCATGGACAACAACTGATATCGTAAACGATGGTTCTTCTCCTGACATTGCTATCTCAGCAGTCGCTGACTGGTATGATTCACAGAAGATTACCGCAGACTTGAACTGGAATCAAGTGGCTCCCCGACCTGGCACATCTCAGCACGTTGCTGAACGTGGTGGTTCAAACGACGAGTTCCATATCGTTGTGATTGATGTAAACGGTGGAGTAACAGGAACACCTAACACAGTTCTTGAAAAGTTTTTATATGTATCTAAGGCATCTGATGGTAAATCATCTGAAGGATCTTTAGTATACTATCCAGAGGTTATCCTCAATACAAGTAACTACATCTACTGGGGTTCTCATGATAACGAACTTATCTGGGACGTAGGAGGTAATGCTCTTGCTTCAGCTTCTAACTTCGGTGGAGATAGTACAACCGCATTCGACGTTCTTGGTGAGAAGGAGTACGTTTTGTCAGGTGGTACTGATGACTTTACTCTTACACAGGGTGAAATCATTTCAGGTTACGACTACTTTGCTGACACAGAAACAGTCATGGTTGACTACCTCATCATGGGTGGTGGCGGTGCTGATGAAACTGAAACAAAAGCAAAGGCAAACAAATTAATAAGTATCGCAGGGAATAGAAAGGACTGTGTAGCATTTATCTCTCCAGATAAATCAAACGTAGTCGGAGTTAGCAACAGTGCTACTCAGACATCAAACGTAGTCGAGTTCTTTGACACCTTCGCGTCAACGTCTTACGCTGTCTTCGATAGTGGTTGGAAGTATCTTTATGATCGCTTCGCTGACAAGTATAGATGGGTACCATGTAACGGTGACGTAGCTGGTCTTTGTGCTAGCACCACTGCTAACGGTGACCCATGGTTCTCTCCCGCAGGATTGAACCGAGGTGGAATTAGAAATGCTATCAAGTTAGCATATTCACCTAAGAAAACTGAAAGAGACGCTCTATATCAGAAGAGAATTAATCCTATCACATCTCTTCCTGGTCAAGGCATAGTGCTCTTCGGTGACAAAACAGCTCTCGCTTCACCATCCGCATTTGATCGCATCAACGTCCGTCGTCTCTTCCTCGTCATAGAGAAGACAATAGGAAATGCTGCGAAGGGAGTATTGTTTGAACTAAATGACGAATTTACTAGAAACAACTTCAACAATATCGTTGAACCATATCTACGTGACATCCAAGCACGTCGTGGTATCACCGATTTCTTAGTTGTCTGTGATAGTTCCAACAACACAGGTGCAGTTATAGACAGAAACGAGTTCGTGGCAGAGATTTACATCAAGCCTGCTCGCTCTATTAACTTCATCACACTAACCTTTGTTGCTACACGTACTGGCGTTAGCTTCGAGGAAGTAATCCCAAGGAGATCTTAAACAATGGCTGAAACCAAAGCACTGGGCGTATTAGAGTTCCAGACAAGAATTAAGGGAGCAGTTAGACCTAACCTGTTCTCTGTTACACACAATTTCCCCTCTGATATTGACGGTGGTGGACTAGAAACATTCATGTGTAAGAGTGCTGCTCTTCCTGCATCAACAGTAGGAACAGTAGAACTACCTTTCCGTGGTAGAGTGATCAAGGTACCTGGCGACAGAACCTTTGAATCATGGACTGCTACATTCTACATGGATGACGCTTTCCAACTTCGTGGTGCATATGAGAAGTGGATCGAAGCAACTAACACAGTTGACGCGAACACAGCATCTAAGACTATCGAAGATATATTGGAAGATATCACTGTAACTCAGATGGATAAGTTCCAAGGAAAAGAAAGTGCGTTCAAGAATATCCGTGAGTACAAACTCATCAAGGCATTCCCAGTATCAGTTTCACAGGTATCACTAGCATACGACAACAACGATTCTTATGAAGAGTTTGATGTTGAGTTCGCTTACCAGTACTTCGAGACTTCTATTGGATCTAATACCATGAAAAGGGTTGGTACTACCTAACTAAATAGTAGGTACAAACACGCAATATTATGGCAGAGTTATTCGGATTTTCGTTTAGGAAGAGAGAGGAGGAGTTAAAGAAATCAGCTCCTTCTCCTGTAGCCCCCACGAATGAAGATGGTGCAACCAGTTTCATCGCAGGAGGTTATCATGGAACCTACGTAGATCTAGACGGTAACTTCAAAACTGAGTACGACATGGTGGTTAAGTATCGCATGATGGCGATGCACCCTGAAGTAGACAGTGCGATTGAAGATATTATACAAGAGGCAATCGTCACAGATCAGAACGATTCGCCTGTACAGATAGATCTGGCAAACTTAGATGTCAGTGATTCTGTCAAAGATATGATCAGAACAGAGTTCGACTATATTAAAAACTTAATAGGATTTGATACTAAAGCTCATGAGATGTTCCGTAGATGGTACATTGATGGGCGTTTGTATTATCATAAGGTCATAGATTTGAAGAGACCTCAAGATGGTATACTCGAATTACGCTACGTAGATCCACAGAAGATCAAGAAAGTCAGACAGATCAACAAGATTCCAAAGACCGCAGACCAGTTCCAGTCACTAGACTATGGTAAGGTAGATGAATATTTTATATTTAACCCTAAAGGATTACGTAATACCTCCGCAAACTCAGGTATAAAAATTGCGAAAGATGCTATAACATATGTCACCTCTGGTATCCTTGATACTAATAAGAATATAGTATTGTCTTACTTACATAAGGCAATCAAAGTTCTTAATCAACTCATGATGATCGAGGACTCTCTTGTTATCTACAGGATATCAAGAGCACCAGAACGTAGAATTTTCTACATTGATGTAGGAAACCTACCAAAGGTGAAAGCGGAACAATACCTCCGTGAGGTAATGAGTCGCTATAGAAACAAACTTGTTTACGATGCTAACACTGGAGAAATTAGAGATGACAGAAAATACATGTCGATGCTCGAAGACTTCTGGCTACCACGTAGAGAAGGAGGACGAGGTACTGAAATCACTACGTTGCCAGGTGGACAAAATCTTGGAGAACTTACGGACATCCAGTACTTCCAGACTAAACTCTATAAAGCACTAAACGTACCAGCTGGTCGTTTAGAATCTGGTCAGTCATTTAACATTGGAAGATCTTCCGAGATCATGCGTGATGAATTGAAGTTCACTAAGTTTGTGGGTAAACTCCGCAAGAAGTTTAGTGAGATGTTCAATGACATTCTTAAGACTCAACTCATTCTAAAAGGTGTAATCACACCAGAGGACTGGGATGGTATGAAGGAGCATATACAGTACGATTACTTATATGACAATCACTTTACAGAACTTAAGAATATTGAAATGTTAAATGAGAAGTTGAATGTAATCAATGCCATGGAACCATACATGGGACGTTACTTCTCAACTGAGTACGTACGTACAAACATACTTGGTCAGTCTGAAGTCGAGAAAGAAGAACTTGACATACAGATGAAAGATGATATTTCTTCAGGTAAGATCATTGACCCATTAGATGCTGTCGCTATGGATAATCAAGCCATGACTGATGAGCAAGACAATGCGGAACTTGATAAAGAAATGAAGAAAGCTCAGATCAAAACACAAGCAGAGAAGGGTACTACCAACCCCTCTGGATCTACCAGAACCCCTGCTAAAAGTGGGAATGGTAATAAATAACATTACGTAACACATTATTATGTCTACACAAGAACGAGATATCGTTGATTTGCTTTGGAACGACGACCAGGCTGACGCACTGGATAAACTCAAAGACATGCTACAAGTGAAAGCTGCTATGGCAGTGGACGTTAGTAAGCAGAATGTTGCTGACAGAATGTTTCCCCATGTACCCGACGAGGGTGCAGTGGAACCAGACCCAGAAGCACTGGAAAACCCTACCGCTGAACTAGAGGAACCTACTGATGAAACTGATAACGGAACAGAACAATGATATAGAGGTTCTTACCGAAGAAAAAGACGGTAAGAAATCAACCTACATCAAAGGAGTATTCCTACAGACTGAGATCACCAACCGTAATGGTAGAATGTACAAGTTCGATACCATGAACCGTGAGGTGTCAAAGTATAATGAGGAATTCGTTAACAGAGGTAGAGCTCTTGGTGAGTTAGGTCACCCAGAAGGTCCTACACTCAACCTAGATAGAGTGTCACACAAGATTGTTGAACTTTACCCTGAAGGTACAAACTTCATAGGTAAGGCAAAACTAATGGAAACACCTATGGGTAAGATCGCAAAGTCTTTACTCGAAGAAGGTGTACAACTAGGTGTCTCTTCCAGAGGACTTGGTTCCATCAAGAAAGAAGGTACATGTTCTGTGGTAGCAGACGACTTCATTCTATCCACTGCTGCGGATATCGTAGCAGATCCTTCAGCACCTGATGCATTCGTAGAAGGTATATACGAAGGACGTGAGTGGGTACAGGCAGATGGCAGATTCAAAGAACGTCAAATTGACGAGATCAAGGCTGCTATTGACAATGCACCATCCCCACAAGAACTTCAAGAAAGAAAGATCTCCGCGTTCGCGGCTTTCCTAAGAAGTATATAAAGTATAAATAAAAGTAGTAAATTACCGCAGATCTTATTTCGTAGGAGCAAACATGGCCACTATAGATGAAAAATTTGAGAAACTCATCGCGGAAAAGAAAGCAACTGAAGCCGTAGCTGAAGAAGCATCTCTCCCAAAGACCGAAGTTTCTGAAGACGCAGCAACAGGCAACACCGCAATCACTGGTGGTGCTGTGCCACAACAAAAATCAGACCTTAAGAACGACGCTATCGAAGTCGGTGGTTCCTCTAAGGAGAAACCTGAAGGACCTGACAACGTTGGGAAAAAAGCAGCTGCTCCAGTAGGAGTAGAAAAAGACAAGACATTAAAGATGAAACCATCTGGTGCATCATCCTCAATGCCTGGTGCTTTATCTGGTAAGATCTTTGACGACGTAGAAGTCGAAGGAGATGCGGTTACTGAGAACAACGAAGACATCGCAGCAGTATTAGCTGGTGCAGATCTATCTGAAGAGTTCCAAGAGAAGGCAAAAACTGTCTTTGAAGCAGCTGTAGACGCAAGAGTCGCAGCAAAGATTGACTCCCTTAAGGAGCAAGCAGCAACCAAATTCGTTGAAGAAATTGATTCTATCAAAGAAGAATTTGCTGGCCGCGTAGAGAATTTCCTTTCATATGCTGCAGAAGAGTGGCTCAAGGAGAACGAACTTGCTGTTGAGCAAGGTCTCCGCACTGAAGTCACTGAGACATTCATGGAAGGACTAAGGAAATTGTTCATCGAATCAAACATCAACGTCCCAGAAGATAAACTGGATGTTGCTGCTGAGATGAGCGAGAAACTAGATGACATGGAAGACCGACTTAACGAACAGGTTAAGAAGAATGTCGAACTACACGAGGTAG